TTAATAACCCGGCCTACTATTAAACTCGTTGCGAAGGGACCCAACAACGTGAAGAAACATGTGTCAGCACACAAAGAAGCAATTGCTCTTGTGTCTTCGACACTGTTCGAACCGTTTCGAAAGCTAGCCGACGCAAGCGGTAATCAACGACTTATAAAATATATCGAAGATTATGCCGCGTACCCGCTACCTCCGAAATCCACCTCTGAGAACAATCGTTCGAGGAGGCGAAAATCAGAAAGTAGGAAAGTGCGGTTGAGGGTTATTACCTCAGTACCTGATAAGGGAAATAAATCCCGTGTAGTAGCCATTTCTGACTACTGGACTCAGGTTTTACTAAAACCGCTGATGCTAGACGTTCAATCTCTAATCCATAAATATTTTGATAATGTTAACTCCAACCTAAACCACGCAGCAGGGTTTAACAAGCTGAAGGGAAACATCCGACCAGGCACGAAATCTTACGACGTCGTGTCTTGGACTGATGGCTTCCCTGCGTTATATCAATATATAGTTCTTAAAACACTATATGGAGATATTTTCGCAGATGCTTGGTATGACCTAGTGGTGATGTGTGAGTGGGAGGTAGCGGGCATAAAGACAGGTCCCGTCCGATATGGACGGGGTCAAGGAATGGGTACCAATGGTTCTTTTGACATTGCTACACTTACAGATCTCATCCTTTTGGAGATGCTATATGAATTATATTATGGCATCCCTACTTCGGAAACTCGTAATTTTGTTTATGAGGATAATATCCTTTTTAACAAAGTTGGAGATGATCTATGGTGTTACGATCCCGATAGTATAATATTTGATTATTATACAAAAGTGATCGGCCTTGAAATTAATTTAAATAAGACGAAGAGTACTGACTCACATAGTAACTATGTGGGAGAGTACGTTTCGAGGAATTTAAATTATGGACAAGACGTGTCTAGAATCTCTGCTAACATTTGTCGCGCGGCTTTCGAAAACCCTTTTGGGTTGTTCGAGGTTGCTAAACATCTGTTAGAGAGAGGTGTTGAAACGTTGATACCTATGGATTACATTAGAAATAATAGGAAAGATTACCCTGATATTATCAAGGCGCTCTACCTATATTCTGAGATGTATCCAAGCCCTACTAGTATGTTAATAAAAAGATCTATGAAAGCAAGCTTTCAAGATCTGTTTAACTGCGATCCACTACTTATAATGTTTAAAGCGGACCCTAGTCTGCTCGAAAATTGTAAGAGAGACGCAATCATACATAGTATCTTCTCTACTCTGGGGTCCATTATAGACAAATGGGAGCTATTGAATTCTGATTTCCATCAGAACATAGACCAGTATGAATATAATGGGTCCGATCCTTTAAGCGAGCAG